TCAGATTTGAATTCGTGGGTGCAGCGCGGTGTTGACAGGGCGATTTTCAGTCGATGTTGGAACAACTCGCGCAGCATCAAACGTCAAGACTGTGCCCATGTTGTTAGAACCTTCAGCTGAAACACCTGCACGATACTCTGCGCTGAACGCGCCTGTTGCGCCGCCCCACAAGCCGCTTTGATCTCTCCATGCAGCATTGCCGTAAGTACCTTTAATGTTTCGGATAGCGTCGCCTTGCAAACTGCCCAATGCTCGCGCATTTGCAGTGTCAGCGTCAGTTCCGGTCGCGCGGATGAACTGGTTGCGCAAATCGGGGAGCCGCACGTTGTTGCCGGAGATCACCGAAAACTTAAATGTGCCGGCAGCCCAGGCCCCAGAGGCAATCATATGGCCGTTGACCTCGGCCCAGGCAATCAATGCCCGGAATCGCGCATTCGTGCGGTCCACCGTCTGCCCGATCAGATCCACCTCATCCGGTCGTGCCGTGACGGATGTACCCCACACGAACCGGCCAACATCAGGGCTGACATAGCCGGTAAACGTGCCCACGGTTTGCCAATGCAGGATCTGCTGACGGTCGATGACATACACCAGCGGGCCGACGTTTGTGGCCGGCGCCGTCGCATAAATTGGCATAGCCAGGGCACGCATCGCTTTGAGTATCTGGCCGTTATCGGCTTCACTGGGGTCAATGCCTGCTGCGGTGATCACATTCAACAGCTCGTCCATCACGCTATTTGCCCATACTGCCGAAATCCAGGATCCGGCCGCGCCCGTTGCGGCATTAGCATCAGCAAACTTTCCACCCACCAACCCAATGCCGGGCAAACTTTTTGGGTAATCCATCTGTACTCTCCACTAAAATTTATTACCGAATTGGCCATTGCCGAATGTCGGCACGTCCTCGGAGTCTGTCCAGCATGTCAGCTCCTAGGAATAATCAAAAAACACGACGGTGTGTGCCGGCGCGTAGCGTCGAATCACGCACTCGACAATGTCGGTCTCGTTGGCGCCGAATCGGTCGCCAAATTGGGCGTTACCGAAAATCGGCTCTTTGGCGCGCAGTGCGCCCAACTGGACCACCCACACAAATTGGCAATCCCAGCTGCCGAACTGGCTGCTGCCGAATCGGGCCAGGCCAAAGCGCGGCGTACGCCATTCGATCACCCGCGCCTCGGGGTAGCCCAGGCGCTGCGCCATCTCCTGAAAATAGAGAGGATCCTGTCGCCCGACATCCGAGAAACGCCGCAGCACCTCGCGCAGCCGCCCGCTCGGAGAGGCCGTGTTTCCTTGGCACTCGTCAGGCAACCCCATGACGCGCTCCCAATCGGACAACAGCTCGCGCAGCGTCCCAGGGAACATTTCAGACAGCAGATCAGCCGCCCGTGCATCGACCCGCGCCAGCTCGGCAGCAATGGCATCAGCCACAATCGCCGGCATCGGATACAGCTCAGGATCCCAGGCTGGCCCAGGGGGCAGTAGCTGCTGCAGCTGCATCCGATAGTCCTGCGCCGTTCTCACATCCATGTCAGCCCCCCGAATACCGGCAGCTCCTGCGGCTGGGGCACAACGTCGGCGGCCGGAGAGAGCAGTTTGTGATCCGTTTCGCCTGGAACGTTGCTGATGGTGGCCGCCACATGTGTGCGGTACAGACGCGTTCCCAGATCAGCCTCCGCCATATGCAGCTCGCGCAGAGCGTCTTCGACTTTGCCCCGCAGCGCATCACCATCGGGAAACAGTTGGATCTGGTAATTCACGGGCAACAGCGTGGGCGCCAACACATGAATCTCTGCTGTCACCGGTCGCTTACTTTGAATGTGGGCCAGCACTGCCGCCAGCTCGGCCGCATCCGGGACAATGTTGTCGTCATCATCACGAACAACAAACACGCCGACCGTCCCCGGACCGAGCCAGGCCCGCCGCACCCATGCCCGCGTGATCCCAGGAACCTCCAGCGCCCAGGTGACGTAATCGTCCGGATCACCGCCGTGAGGCTGAATCCGAAATGCTCGCACCACTCGCCGGCGCCATCGCTCCAGCGGCTCCAGATCTGTCCCGCCGACCAGGCCAGGCGCCGCGACTGTCGACCGATCAATGACGCCTGGCGCCGGGGATATGGCCACCAGTTGCGCGCCGGCCGCCAAATTGCCAGCTGCGCCTGGAACAACGGCTTCAACGGGTACACGCGTGACACCCGACAGCAATGTGTCCTGAGTCACACGCACCTGCACACCAGCCCGCGTTTGCCAGAGCATGCCTGTTGGGACAAAAACGCCGTCAGCCCCAGTTGCTTCTATGGCACCCTGCGCCGACGTCGCAGGCGTACGCGGCACATCCTTGAGGCCAGCCCAGCGCGCCAGCATGTCTTCATCGCAGGAGTCCGGCAGGATCTGCTTGGACTGCCAGGCGAGTAGGCCGTACAGACCAAAGGCACCGGCCGCCATCACGCGGGCCAGGACTGCGCTATCAGAACGACGCAGCACCCCATCCACCCCTGCCCGCGCCAAATCCTCGCCAGCACGCTGCACCAAGGCCGGCAGTGTTGGAATTTCAAATGGCATTGATCACCCCCAGCACATCGTCAAATTGCATTTGTCGTTGTCCCTCGTCCAGGGTCAACGTCACGTATAGATCAAGGCGCGTTGCACCCTGGCGCTCAAAGCGCGCCTCTACCCGCTGCGCGACGCCATCCTCTACCATCCAGGCCAGCGCCTCGTCGGCATACCGCTGGGCATCCTTCATGGTTTGTGCTGTGAGCGAGCGGCGCCGCAGCAACCATAGTCTGGAGCCGATCCGATCCTGGGGCTGGTCAGGGTAGGCATCCCCCCAATAGCCATGGCGCTCATCGTCATCGACCGGATCCGACGGTTCAGCGCGTCGCCAGGTGAACAGACTAATCACAACCGCCCGCTCCAACTGATCCGCCGAGGCCAATAAATTGCGAATGCTCATTCCATCCTCTGATTGGGTTCATCAGTCGGCCCGCCGTTGTCGTTTTCGGGGTGGTTGTGTCCGTTGTACGTGCTCCGCATCGCGCTCATCGTGCCGACGCCGTCGCGGATCTCGCCGGCTGCCTCAATATCCCCGGTGGCGATCACCTTGGGGGTATTGAGCGTGACGCTGGTCGAGCAATTAAAAACCGCCTCTGGGGCGGTGACTTCAATCTTGGCGCCCGCAGTGATGCTGATCACCCTGCCCTGCTTGAAGCGGATCTCGTCCCCCTCATGGGTGAACAAACAAACCTCGCCGGGCTGCAAGCCCACGGGCCGGTATCGCCGGTCCGTCACAATGAACGCCACGCAATGGGAGCGGTTGCCGCCGATAAACCCCAGCACTGCCTCCGCGCCCTGAAGCGGGTGCGACGTGAACCCGTACGGCTCCACGTGCTCCACACCGTCTTTCACCTCGCCGGCTGTCAGGCGCACCTGCAGTCCCTGCAGCTTGCGAGCCGCATCGACCAGCGACAGCGTGCCACGCGCAATAAAGTTCAAAATTTTCATGATTTGTCCCAGTCAGCTGGCAACAGGTACTCGAACGCATCGCCGCCCTTCCTGCCCTTCTTCTGCTTTTTCGGCGCCTTGGGCTCAGGCGAGTACGCACCAGGCGGCGCCACCCGCAACGAGACGCGTCTGCCGCGCTCATTGAGTGTGTAAACCACCTTGCCAATCAGCATCTCCCTGTCGAACCCGATCATGGCGTCGCGCACCGGCACGAACATATTGGGCAGCCAGAGCCGCCCGTCGCTTTGACGCCAGCCCTGCAGCTCATAGTCCGTTGCCAAAGCTCGCCCCATCCGGCTCTCGCGCTCCCAGGCGGCGCGTTTGGCGGCGATGGCAGCGCTGACCTGACCTTGCGGTTGCACGGTCAGATTCCGATAGCGGTCTACACGATCATCCCCCGCCACGCTCTGCACCTCGGCCGCCTCGACACCGAACGCCTCATCGGTGCCGGCTTGCTGACCAATGCACTCGTACGTTGAATACACGCCTGAAAAGTCCAGCGGTGCCGATGCTCCCAACACATTCACGCCCAACTCAATCGCATCGGTCGCGCGACCCGCCGATCCCAGCGCCGCCAGCACCACGCGTCCGTGGGCATCGTCCGTGGAGAGCAGCGCCGATTGCTCCAGCAGCCGGTCAATCGAGGCAAAAACCGTCTCCCCCGGCTCCGTTTGATGGTCCGTTATCATCAGCCCATCCCCGGCCTGGTCAACCACGCTCAGGCCGTAGGGCGCAGCCAGAGCAGCGACAACTGCCGCCACGGTCTGGCCGCGCCACTGCCCACGGGCCGCGCTGCAATCGACCAGGTCCGAGGTCAAAGAGCGCCCAGCAACGCCGACCGTGATCTGTCGTGCGTCGTACTCGATAGGGGTGGCATAGGCATAGCCCGTCAACACCAAGTCCGGGCCTATCCTGACCTCGCAGCGTGAGCCGTGGCGAATCCGCGCGGGTGCCTCGCCGCTACCGGGCCAGCGCCAGGTCACTCCCAGCCTGAAATCCCGTGCCTGCTGCTCGATGCCGGCTGTAATCTCAACCGATTTCCAGCCTCCGTACTCCATGCCGTCCGCCACCAGGGTCACGCGGTTCATGTCCTCTGCTGTCATCTCAGCCCCTTGGCAATAGCAATTCAGCGGCAGGCACAAACCCAGGATGGCGCACGCCGTTACGCGCAACGATGTCCCCCACCCTGGCCGCGTCCCCATAACGGCGATACGCCAGCACCAGCGCCGGTATAGGCGCCGGATTGCTGTAGCGCGTCAACACATCACCTTGGCGCGCCACGGCAGTCAAATGACGGGTAGCGGCAACACGGGCCTGAGCGATCACCTCGTAATGCGTCGTTGGCGACTGCTCGGCCAGCGACCAGAGCGATTCTGATACGCCATCGCGCACCTGCAGCACATCGTCTGCCACCGGCAGCTCAACCCGATCAATGCCGGTCAGCCCATCCACCACCTGACCCAACGTCCCCGAGTCCACCGCAACCCCGCCCTGTTTCATCCCGTCCACGGCCACCTGACCGGCACGGGTGACGCTGATAGTTTTGGACGGCAATGCACCCGCACCCCGCACGGCATCGACCGCCACCGCATCCTGCACGAGCGAGCGTACCGCCGCCACAAACACCCGATTGGCCGCGCCGCTGGGCAACAGCGTGCCGCCCAAGCGCTGCACCGCATCGGCACGGTCAGCCAGTCCGAACAGCGACATGACGCCCTGGGCGCGTGAGTGGAACCCGCCAAACAGCGAACGCGCACCACCGATGATGCCGAACACCGCATCGGCGAACGCCCCAGGCCCTGCCATGACCGAATCGAAAACACGCTGGGCGGATCCCAGCACGCCGGACACCGAGCCATACACGTCCTGAACAACCCCCAGCACCTGCCCGATGGGCGTCAATACCGCGTCCAGGCTGATCTGCGACAGGTCGATGCCCTCCAGCGCCGCCGTGAAACGCTCCAGTGCAGACATCTGCACGGCATCGGCGGCACTGTTCAGTGTGGACGCCGCATCGGCGCCGGCCACCGGATAGGATGGTTCGGCCTCCCCTTCCACAAACACCAGCTCAAACTGCACCATTCCCTGCGTGCGCCGGTCGTGCTGATAGGTGCAGTCGATGCACGTGGCGGTGATGCTGCCGGTCCAGGGCAGGATCAGCTCACCAGAACCCGGCTGCTCGATCACCTCCAGCAGCGCGTCACGCTGGCTCAGACAGTCATCCCCCGCGACAAACGCCGTGACACGGATCTCCTTGGTGCGCTTGCCCAGCGCCTCCACCAGCGGGGTATCGCGCTGGGGATACTCATGCACCTGCGTGCGCTGCCCAGCAGGCGCCGAGTCCCGCAATACCTCGAACGCCACCCCACGAAATGAGGCGGCCTGTTTTTGATCTCGCCAGCTCATCCGCTCGCTCCTGCCATTGACCGCAGGCCAATGTCCTGACGGACGTTCAGGCCTGGTTGATTGGTGCGCGCTGGCTCTGCCCTCATGCCAGCCGGCGCATTCTCAAACCGGATTACCATTTCCCCATCCAGGCGCGTCTCTCGACCTGGCGCTGCCAGCGCCGGCGCAGGCTTTGCCGGTGCCTCATCGCCCAGTCCAACGGCGTTTTTCAACCAGCCCATGCCGCTATCCCAGGTGTTTGAAACCGACTCGCCCACGGAGGCGGCCGCGCCCTTGGCAGCATCGACCCCCTTCATGATGGGTTCGATAAACCCCGATACTCGATCCCACAAATCCTTGAACCAGGCCACAATCGGCTCCCAGTTCTTGATGATGATTCCCAGTGGGCTCCAGTTCAGGAATGCGCCCTGCATCCAGTCCCAGATCGCCTGGGCTGGCGCCTGGACTTGCGCCCACAGCCCAACAAACCAGGCTGTGATCGGCTCCCAGTTCTTGATAATCAAACCCAGAGGATGCCAGTTCAGAAATACATTCTTGAGCCAGTCCCATGCCGCCTGCGCTGGAGCTTGAACCTTCGCCCACAGGTTTTTAAACCACGCGCTGACTGGCTCCCAGTTGGCGATCAGGAACCCTGCTGCCAGGGCTATACCCCGTATGAGCATGCCCAGCGGCGACATCGTCATGACGCCGGACATGATCTTGATTGCCCAGGTCACCCCGACCACAGCCAGCCGCATGCCCACGAATGCCGCAGCAGCACCCACCAGCCCCTTGGTCAACCACGGATTGGCCTGCGCCAACGCGGTGACTTGATCAATCATTGGTCCGACATAGGCAATGAACGAATTGATCGGCGGCAACAGGACGTTGCCAATCGCCATGCCCAGCGCCGTGACGCGATTCCACAGCAACTGGATATTATTGGCCGTGGTTTTTGATCGGGCGGCGTACTCTTTTTCCATGGAGCCGGCGTACTCAGTTGCGTCCGCCACCAGCTCAAAGTTCTTTTTGAGCAGCCCAAGGTTATCCAGCATCGGCGCAATGGCCGTAATGGATTCCTTGCCGAACAACTGCTGCAACACACCAGCCTGCTTGGACGCATCGACTTTACTGATGGCCGTCAATACCTTGAGCATCGTGCCCTTGGCGTCCTTTTGCATTCCCACCGAGATCTGCTCAGCATTCAGCCGAAGTGCCTTGAAGACCTGCTGCTGCGTCTTGGTGGCCGCTCGTCCCGAGGTCATGGCCAGCATGAAGTTTTTAATGCCGGTCGCCGCCTCTTCCTGGCCAACGCCCACACCGGCCAGCGTCGATCCCATGGCGGCAATCTCGCCAGCCGCCAAGCCGGCTACCGCACCCAGCGGCCCGATGCGCGTCACGATATTGCTGATCTGCTGGGCCGTCGCCGCCCCGTTGTTGGAAAGGTGATTGATTTTGTCGGCCAGCGCCACCACCTCGCCTTGCCCCAGCTTGAACGACGTGCGCCATTTGGCCATGGTGTCGCCAGATTCCTCCGCCGTCTGGTCGAACGCAATGCCCATTTTGACAGCGTCCTGGGCAAAGGCCTGCAGCTCGTCCCGCGCAATCCCCGATTGCCCACCTGCCGCCACGATGGCGGCAATGTCCTTGGCCGCCATCGGCAACTTGGTGGACATTTTGGTGATGTCCTGCCCCATCTGAGCGAATTGCTCAGGCGTGTCAAAATCGACCACTTTGCGCACATCGGCCATCGAGGACTCAAACTCGATGGCGGCACGCGCACCCGCAAAAAAAGGGGCCGCGATGGCCCCCCCTTTTACGACGTCCATCAGGTTGATGGGTTGCCCCAAACCGCTGTTGAGCAGCCCGCGCCGGAAATTCATGGCATTGGCGCGGGCCTTTTGCAGAGTGGGCGAGAGTTTATCGACCCCCGTGATCAAGGCCTTTAATTGAAACTCGCGGGCCATGTCTACTCCTTCATTTCGTTCGCAACCCGATGCGCCTGGTCGGTCATTTCAAACACATCGGACAGCGGCCGATCCATGACCGCAAAAGGATCCAGCCGCCAGAAATAGGCGGCCGAGTAGGCGTAATCGATCAGGCCTGAGACTGTGCTGCCGGGTCCGAGCCCTGACTGATAAAAAAACTGACTACCGCCCATGCCAGCGTGTGAAAGTCCTGCATCCCGAGCTGATCCACCGCCGACTCGGGTACCTCACCCAGACGCGCGATGTACCGCGCGCACACATCCAGCAGCGGACGCGGCACGGGGTCTTCAGAGGCAAACGAATAGGGCAACGACTTCAGCGCCCGCACATCGGCCACCGTCGGCTCACGTAGCCGCAGCTCCGTGTGCTCTTTGCCGTAGGCATTGATAGGGGTGGACAATGTCTGCACCGTCAGCAATTTCACATCGCTCATTGCCAGATCCCCTTAACACCGTTGAATTCCAACGTGACTTTGCCGTCGTCCCCGGTGCTGGTCGTCTCGCCGACCATGTAGGCCCCCGTCAGCACGTAGGTTTTGCCGTTGCGGAACTCAGCCTGGACGGTCATGTCCGTGCCGTTGGCGATCACATCGACCGGGAAATCCGCCGTGTGCAATGCCTCGACCTTCACGTACGGCACGCGGTCGCGCTCGGTGAAATAGCCTGGCGCGCCCTCGATGGTCTCGCGGACCACATCGCCAATGGGGCATTCCACGCCGCCAGTGATCACCAACTGTTGGCCGTCCACCTTGACGTAGACGGTCCCTGCTACTTTCTGGCCCATGTCCAGCTCCCAAAGAAAAGGCCCGCTCAATGGCGGGCCTGGGTTCAATCAAAGGTGACGCGGTGGCTATGCCGCCATCGTGTCGGGATACTGCAGGCGGAACTCGTTGCGCAGCGCGACGATGCGCAGCTGGTTCACGTAGTCAGGCGGGAACAGAACATTGACCCGGTTCGGGTTTGTTTCGTCGCGCTCCACGATCAGATAACGTGCGAACAGTTGCAGGTTCTCCACCAGGCCCAAGCGCTCCATGCGCTCGTACTCGGCGATCAGTTCGCCGCGGATGGTTTTAGGTGTGACAATCGACTGGCCAGGCCCGAAGCGGGTGCCGTCGTCGGCCAGTTTGTGACGCGCAAACTTGCTGGTTATGACCGCCTCCAGGCGGCGCAGAATCGCCGCAGACTGGTGCATCGTCTCGCTGTCCAGATAGCTGTCATCGGGCTGGCCGAACGCATTTTTCTGGTACAGGGTGACTGCACGCTGGATCCGCTGATACCCGCCCTCGTAATACGACGTGGCCACACCCGCCCACAGCAACGAGTTATTCTCCAGCAGGCCAAAACGGCGACCCTCTGGCGCCGGCATGCAGCTGAGCAGCGCACCCGTCTGCGTGGGCCGCGCCGGATCCGCCGCAATGAACACAGCTGTTCGCCCGGCAAAATCCGCGACCCACCGCCACACCGACGTGGGCGCCTCGGGCTCGACGGCGGCGACCGTCATATGCTGGTCATTGGTAGCACCGCGACCGAAAGCCACCAGCTGGCCCATCGTGCCGCGCCGGGCCGAGTACACATGTCCGTAAATTTTCTTGAGCCATGCCCAGCGGCCAGAGGTGTCATCCATCAACGCCTGGAAGGCCGCCAGCGAACCGGCGTCGGTGAACGGATGGGTAATGAACTCGAACGGCGCATCGCCCAGCAACGCCAGCGCGACGTCCAGATCTGGCACTCCTACGCCGCCCGCCATCGCGGCAACGGCCACCGTCAGACCCGACGGCATAATCTCGCCGCCCGCCGAGCCGCGCAGATTGACTGCCAGGCGCAAATCATTGCCCAGCTCGCCGGAAAATTTCGCAGTCACGGTCACAACGCCAGCAGCAGCTGCAGCCGTTACAGCCAGCGTCGCCGCATTGATAGCCGCAGCCAGAGCCGTAGCCACATCGGCGGCGGCCTGGCCGCTGGCTACCGTCACCGCAACCCGCGCGTCGCCCACATAGGCCGACAGCACGCCGGCCGCCGACGCGGTGCCCGCAACGGTAAATTTTCCCGATGCCTTGGCTCCCGTGACCTTGACCGGCAGGATCCAGATTTCACCCATGGGGTCAACGCGCCGGCTGGCCACGTGCATTTCGTGAAGCATCGAGCCACGGCCCGCAATCGTGGCAACCTCGTCGGAGGACGAAGGCAGCTGCAGAGCCGGTGCGGCGGTCACGTCGTCATTGACCGCCCCGATGAGCAGGCGCCGCAGTTGCGTCGCGCCGCTGTTTGCCTGGCTGTTGTCCATTTCCGCGTAGAACAGCGGCACACGCAGATCGTTTGGGATTTGATTCATGCTGACCGCCATATCAACGCTCCTTTTTGCCCGCTGCTGGGGCATCGTCTTGCTTGGCCATCACGTCGCCATCGAACAGGCGCCGCATCCAATACTGCGTTTTGGGGACCTTCCAGCCTGCGCCAGTCAGCACCACCCCGCGCTCGGGGTCCAGCACCATCCGGCCCTCCACCGGCACCACGTGCATTTTTTTCATCACACATCCTCTTGAAGTTTGAATTCAGTCCGGCCATCCGGCCCTGGCTTTTGCAGATTGGGATCTGCGATGGGATCAATCACATCCACGCTGATGTTCAAGCGTTTCAGTGGCGGGAGCTGCGCCAGTTCATACTCCTGCCAGGTTTGAGGGAGGGTGTCCGCTGGCAACCCGCCTGAATGCCCCACGGTCAGCTCAGCGGAAAACGTCATGCCGTAGTACGTCACAGCGCGGTTCATGTCGATAATTTCGCCGCCCTCGTACTCGATAGGCTCGTACTCTTCGCCAGGCCGCCACCCCAGCAGGGCCCGCCAGACCTCGCCACGCAGGTCATGCAGCGCGTCTGCGGTTGCATCACCCCGTTCGTTGCTCGCCGTCGCCATCATCAACACAACCGTGAAACGGTCGATCACCTCCTGAACTGCCAGGTTCTGGGCGATTGGAGGCCTGGCCTCATCGTCGGCCGGCATCACCACCAAAGCCGGCACAACAACCTTGACCTGCTCACGCTCAGGCTTGAAATCGATGGCGACAAACACCCGCCTGTCGAAAGACGGGCAGTAGTTGCGCAAATGACCTACAACATCGGACAGTTTCATTTCAGTGCCTCGTTCAGTGAGGCCCGGAGGCGCTGCATAATGGCGCCCTCCTGCTCAGCCAGTGCATCAGCAATCCAGTTGCCCCTGGAGCGCAGACCGCGCTTTGTGCCGTAGTGCAGGAAGGCCGGATAGAAACCTTCCCCGCGCGGATCCTTCTCCCACTTACTGGCGGGTGCCGGCATCTGGTGCTGGACTTTTGCGTAGAACCCGCCCGAACCCAGACGTACCTTGATCGACTTGGCCATCCGCCCCGTGCGCCGGCCCGGATGCTCATTGCTACCGCCGCGCTTGGAAATTTTCTTTCGGGAAGCCTTTGCGACCATACGGCCAGAATCGCGGAACGCCTTACGCATAGGACCGCGCTTGAACTGCATCTGGCTAATGTTTTCAAACCCTTGCAGGCCGAGCATCGCTTGCATCGCAGACGTTTTCATATCAACTCTCCATCACCCATCTCTTCCAGATCCAGCACCAAGAACTTTCGTTTTCCACGAAGCGGTGCTGCGCGGCGCACAAAGTACACGCGGCCCGAATGGTAGATTTCATGCTGATTTGTGATTCCGTCGATATAGCGCACAAGACAGCGGTGGGTTATACGCTCATCGGTCTGCACGGTGGCGGCCCAGACGGCTGTTCCCACGGGCACAAGGGAAGCCCAGCGCCGAATGGGGTCCAACCGCTGCTCAACCACCCCCGCATACCCCACTGGAATGTCCAAACGCCATCGGATCTGAACACGTTTATCCAGCTCGCCTACCAAGGGGTCGGGGAATACGGGCGCACCTATTCGAGATCCTGTTCTCATGCGCCTAGCCCCACTCGATAGAAATGCAAGAACCGCGACACAGCCGGGTTGTCGTATATGCGCGCATCAACCATGGCGCCTTCCCTGTTTCCAAACAAATCGGCCACAACCATCAGCAGCGCCGCCACTACCGACGCAGGGACTTCGGCCACTGTGCCATCGGGGTTTAACCAGGGGACAGGTCGCCCCAGATAGTTGCTGGCATAATCAACGGCTGAATGGCTCATTTGAATTAACCGCTGGTCTTGTGCGTCCTCGTCCGGCTCCATGTAGAGATGCTGCTTGATCAGCTCCAACGGCAAAAAGTCTAGTTCCCGCATTTGCGCCCCCTTCCTTTTTTCACTTTTGATCGGCACCAGCGGCTGCAGCGGAAGTCCGCTTTCCGCGTCGGGGAGAGCCAGCATTCGGCGCAGCGCCCGCCTCGGCATCATCGTCAACAGCGACAGCTAAGCCCTTATCGACCAACTGGCTGCCAACCCGATCAGATACGTCGAACACATCGCCCCGGCGCTTGGTGCCGTCATGTTCAAAAGAGAAAGTCGCTTTCACTTTCATGTCACCTTCCTTAAGAGTGCGTCTGGGGCCGCACCAACGAAGCGCTGCCCCAGAAACAATCAACCGCCAGCGCCCGCGCCGGCTCCCGCATCAAGTCCGTCGAAACCACCTTTCACGAAGGCCTGCGGACGGAAGACGGTCACGGTCGACTGCTTTTCACACAGAATCGTGACCATGTTCTTGACGAAGTTGTCCCGGTCTTGATTCGAGACCGTGATGTTGGCCTCTTCGCCATCCCAGCCCTGGGCGCCCAGCTTGAAAGCACCGGTCAGGAACTGATTCGAGTCCATGGCTTGAGTAGCCACGACCGGACGTCCCCACAGGCCTGGAACGGCCAGGCCGCGCGGCGTTGCAAACAGGTACTGCTTGTCGTCCGTTTTGGTCAGTTCGATGGTCGTCCAATCGATCGGATTCAGCACGATGCCGTCAGCCTCATACTCGGCCAGGGTGACCTGCAGCATGGCGATACGCAGACGATCCAGGCGCGTTTCGCCCTGAACCACCACGCCCGGATTGGCGTATGCAATGGCTTGCGTCAGGATGCCGTTCATGTTCAGGCCTACTCCGGAGCCTTTCAGGATCTGGAGCTCTTCCTTCAGGTCCAGGCCGTACATGAGGCGGCCGTTGATGTAGGTCTGCAGCTGGCGAGCATTGCGCAGCACCTGCTTGGAGGCACGAATCCAGTGGGCAATAGTGGCCACCTTTTCCGAGTCCAGCTCAAACTTGATGTCCGATTCAGGCTTCGGGTCGGTCGGGTTTTCTGCCACAACGCCAGCGTTATTGGTGAACAGCGTTTCGCGGACAAATTCAACGTCACTGGACTCCGTCGGCCCCCACGACAGCAGGTCACGAATGAACAGACGCTGGTTAGGGGTGGCCACAATACCGGGCACACGCGTGGGCTGAATCAGCGCCCCCGCTGAGTCATCTTCGCGTGTGATCGCCGCCTTGATCGTGAAACTGCCCTGCATGCTCGGGTTGAAGTTTTTCAGCTCGTCCGATTCAGCGACGATCTGGCCGACGCTCTTGGCCTTTGCGGGGGAGCCGCCGCCCTGCTCCAGCTTGGCGACCACTTGCATTGCAGCGCGCAGATCGGCCTGCAGTTCGCCTTGCTGGATCAGTAGCTCGTCCACTTTTTTCTTGGATTCTTCAGAGAGCAGCTGATGCGCGCGAATATCCTTGTCCGCCTTTTCGGCGTGCGCCTTCAGTTGGTCGTTAACTTGCGTCAGGCTGGCGTTGATCGCCTTGATGTCATCATCGATTTGTGCCATGAAATTACCTTTTTGGGAAAACAGAAGTAAGGGATGCGGCCAGAGCGGCCGTGGTGCTGAGGGCGGCTGAATCGCTCAAGCCGCGTCCGGTGGCATCAGGCGCACCGCCGCCAGTCGAATCGCTCAGACTGGACTTGAAATCAGAGATGAGGCGCTGGGCCTCGCTACGGGGCAGCCCTGATGCACGCATGGCGGCCTCGATGCGGCGGACAACACTGGCTTGGGCAGCACCTTCGCCTTTACCCACCTGGTCCGCGTTCAGCATTTCGTCGGCATAGCCCTGCTCAATCGCCTGCGTACCGCCAAACCACGTTTCGCCATCCATCTGGCGCCGCACGTCAGCGATGTCCTGGCCGGTACGTGTGGCGTAAATGTCTGCCATCGCCGCGTCAAACGGCTCCATCCAGTCAGCAATCTCACGCAGGTCGTGGCGATTGCCCTGAGCGATCAGCCAGCCGTTGTGGACCATGAAAAACCCTGCGCGAGCAATTTGCGTGGTGTCGCCGGCCATGGCAATGACCGATGCTGACGATGCCGCCAGTCCCAACACCTTGGTCGTGATATGGCCCTGGTGTTCACGGAGCACGTTATAGATGGCCAAGCCCTCGAACAGGTCACCACCGGGGCTATTGATATTGACGGTCACAGGCCCCGCCCCCATGGACCGCAAAGCCGCTGATATGCGCTTGGCCGTCACTCCTTCGCCAGTCCACCAGTCATAGCCGATAACGTCATAGATGCTGATGGTTCGGTCCACCTGGTCGTCCGCTGCCGCTCGCACTCCCGCATCCCACCGCTCAAGAGCACGGGGCGACAGATAGGAATTGACGGCAGCAGAAGGCCGTCCGGCCGGCGCAGCCGGCAGGTTCTTAATACTCATAGGGGATACCTCAGGTGTCGGCCGTGCCGGCCGTTATGTCTTTCAGCCAGTAGGCCATCGCATTGCGGGCATTCTGGTCTGCTGTGTTGGATCCCAGGCTGTCCAGCGGCGCCAAGGCAGTTTGAACTGTCAGCACTGCCGCATTCCCCCCCATCGGAGCGCGATCTTCAAGCTCCCGTACCTCATCGCGAGTCAGGATGCCGTTGTTGACCATTACCGAATAGAACGCGCCCCGTGCGGCGCTATCGGCTCGCAGCAGGCCCTCTACCGCAAACTTGGGGTAATACCGCAGCCGTTCGGCGGGTGTAAGCAGGTCCTTGATAATGGACTGCTCAATTCGTCGGACCAAGGGGTTGATCGTAGCCATGAGAAACCACGTCATCATTTGCTCAACGCCAGTGCCGAACATGGTCTGCCCATTCGCAGCATGACCGATCAGACCAGGCCATACGCGGAACCAACGGCATATCTCTTCAACTCCGTAGGCGCGTGATTCCAGTAGCTGGGCATCGCGCGGATTGATGCCTATCGTGCCGACCTCCATGCCGTTTTCCATGATCACCGGCTTTCCGGCATTGACTGCTCCCGCAGCGCGGCTGGTGATGAACTCCCGCGCGTCTTCGCGCTGCTCCGGCCTTAGCTTTTCAGGGTACTTAAACCAAACCGTGGGCATCAGTCCACGCTTGAATGTACCTCCCGCAGCCTCATCGGTCGCCAGCGCAGACCCAAAGACTTGTGCCCCGTACTGGATGACTGACACCCCGGTCTTTCCGTCCAGCGACCAGCCTGGAATTGCCCAGATACGAGCGCCATCTATGATCCGCTGACGACCTACATCATCTATGTACCGGTACTCTTTGGACCCATCCCTTCTTTGCATTATGGACAAGCGAGCAGGATGCAAAAAACTGAGGCCAGCCAGTCGGTCTCCGATCATCAGCTTTTCGCAATACGCGTTGCCCTGCAGCAGCATAGCGGCAACAACAGACTCCCAAAAAACTGACGATATGGCGTCAGCGTTGGGCTGCACGCCCAGAATGAAATCGAGCGAATGCTGCGGCGCAGATCGCTTCCCCTCACGCGATCGCTCATGCATCCCCAGCGGCAGGGTGCCGATGGTTTCGGAGATTAAGCGAGCGCAGGCCCATACCGCCGACAGCTGCAGAATGTTCTGGTCGTTGACTTGCACACCAGCCGAACTGCTGGCCCCGAGTCGCGCCCACGCCCCCACGTCGGTGAGGCCGAACGGTGCGCCCAGCCAGCCGAGCACTGCCGCTCGTACCCGGCCAATCTTTTGCGCTTTCTGTTTCATCCAATCACCGCATCATTGAAAAAGTCAGAGAGGTCATCCCCCTCATCCACCGCCGTCGCCAAGCCAATGGCCATCAGCAACGCCGCCATGTCGTCGATTTTGTCTGCCGAGCGCTTGCGGTCCGGCGCCATACTCAAATTCACATCGCGCCGCGCGACAAGATTTGACGCGCACCAAGCAAGGACAGGGTCACCGCCGTGTGCCAGCTTGCCGCCGACATAAGCCCGCTCCAGCGCCTGCATGGCCGGGTGATAGCTCTTTGTGCCTTGAACAAACTGAATCATGGGCACTTGCGCTGCAACCAACCTGTTCACCAAATCCGCTGCATTCCAGTTGTCATATGCAATCGCCTCAACCTGAAACCGCTCCACAGCTGCCAAAACGTCGCGCTCGATCACCGAATAATCAGTGACATCGCCCTCGGTTTGGATCAGGTATCCGGCTTCCACCCAACCGGCATACGGGACTGTGGCCCGCTCAGTGCGCTGCGCCACTGCATCAGACGGCACCCAGCGCCAACCGTACGTGTACCAGACCCCCTCAACCAGCCAAACCAAGCGAAACGCCGCTATATCGGTCGTGCTGGCCAAGTCCAAACCGCCCCAACAGGGGTATCCTTCCAGCCAATCCAGATCGACCGCGCCGCCGCACTTGGCCCACTTGGTCAGATCAATCCAGCCATTCGCGGTGGATGCCGGGCGGTTCAACCGCTTAATGCGAAACTCCGCCAGCTTGGACGGCATTTGCTTGGCTTCAACCGCTTCTTTGCGAATGGCTGCCTTCAAATGCGGGTTCACATCCATCAGCGGATTGGCCTTGATCCACTTGGACTCATCGAACTCATCGTCCTGCTTGATGCGAGCCGACTTGTCCTCATTGTCCAGGGCGTAATACAGCGCCAGGAAGTGATCGGCCTGGTTGCCCAGCAGCCCACGCAGCAGAGAAAACACAAAGGCGCGAATCTCTGCCCACGGCCCCGCGTTCGTATACCCCTCTGTCGTCGTGAAAAGCCAGAGCGGATTAGCGCGGGCACCAGCTGCCGACTGCAACACATTCAACAGGTCCGGGGTCTTGTGCGCGTGGATCTCATCCAGGCCGACGTGCGACGGGTTCAGACCATCCTGAGTCGATGCCTTGGCATGCAGCGCCTTATAGCTACTGCCCGTCTCCATCCGGCTGACTGACTTAGCCCACGCTTGCAGCCCGAACGCCTCAGCCAGGTCCGGGGTCTTTTCCACCATGCGCTTGGACACGCGGAAGATGATGCTCGCCTGATCAAAGGTCGTTGCCGCGCTGATCACCTGAGCGCCGTCTTCCGGTTCGCAGCATAGGCAATACAACAATATGGCGGACGCCAGGGTGGACTTCGCGTTCTTACGTGCCACTGCAAATAACGCGGATGTGTAGCGACGAGGATAGAACTGATCATCGTCGCCCCAACCGTCGACGCGCACAGCATCACGCCGACGAAAACCGAAGAGCTGCACCACAAAGAAAATATGACTCGGGTGCAGAATGATGGTCGGAGTCTCCCATTTGCCCTCGACATGCGGCAGCTTCTCGATGAAATCGCATGCGTCATTGGCGTGCCACTCATCAAAGAAAAATGGAGTGCTTTTACGCTTGGCGCGCTTCAGGTCATCAAGAAATCGCTGTGCCGCAGCTCGGATCCAGCGCCCGTGCTTTTTGCGCGCCTTGTCGGCCACAGCGGCCTTCGCATATTCGGTTGCAATGGAGACATAGTCACGATGCGCGCTTTCTGCCATTGCCAGCAAACTTGTTGCCCGCAGCTTCGCGCTCAACCGGCTTGACCTTGCCCTGAGCGACAGGCGTCAATCCAAACTCGGACTGGTAGGCGCGCAATTGCGCAACCATGCTGGCGGTCGGAGTCTCGCCAGCCGCATACAGTTGCTTTATCTTGCCGTCCAGCGCGCACAGGTGCGCGAGCGACGTCAGGCTTGCTTCGGTCAACAGCCGATTGGCAAAAAGAATTCTGGCCAGCCGGTCCCACTCAGCCTCGGCATGCGTGTTGGGCAACCAGCCCGGCGCAGCAGGGACGTCCTCGACCAGCGGCAGGTCAACTGGATCGTCCCCTTTTCTGTCGGGGCGATCCGTGCCCGCTATCACCTTCAGCGCAGAGGGCTTTCTCGGATTCGCCATGATTGTTCCTCAAAAAAAACCAGTTTTTCTCAACTGACGGCGTAAAAAAAAGGCTGGGCGTCGGGTGTCCAGCAAAATCGCTCAAACTTTCGACCCACCCCTCCTATTCCCAGCTCGCCGGAGCACCGTCACGGCGTCAGCTTCCGGAGGCGGGTAGCCATGGACAGTCCCGTCGGGCCACAGCACACGCTCGCCTTCCCGTCTTGGCGAGGGGCACAAGAACTCTCCAACAGGCATCTGCGTAGGCGTAAACCGGTGGTGGCTCTGGCGTCTGATCTTCATCGCTTCTTTCCCCTCAATGCTTCGGCCCGCGTCTTGGCCTTGTGGCAATCTCGATTGATGGCCTGCAGGTTCTCCGGGTCATCAGTCCCGCCCTCTGCTACTGGCTTGATATGGTCCACCTCATGGGCAAGGCGTGGAACCAGCCGACGCGCACAATCGCTGCATTGGCATAGATACCCATCACGCTCCAGTATCTGTGCTCGGAGCCGACGCCATGGGCGCCCGCCACGGCCTTGCCCATAGGTCGGCGTTACCGGCTCATGTCGCGGCGTCGCCTGTTTTCGCTTAAGCGTCGGCGGCTTGGTTGCCATCGCAACTCCAAACGAAAAAGCCCCACCGTTTCCGGTAGGGCTTAGTTCCTAATTTCTTCAGGCTGAGCAATATCCAGCCTACGGGATTTATAGTACTTGTGTCCCCACACTTAAACAATGTGTGGGGACAAAATAGTTCTGCTCGTAGCCCTGGCTGTAAGCCCCGCCCAGAGTGGACGCAAGTTGCTTGTGAGCGAACTCAATGTGGCGATAGTAGACCGTGCGAGATATTCCCAGACGGTCTGCTTTGACTTTGACAAGCCCTTGCCAGATGTAGTGCGCGATCACGACGACCTTCATATCAGGGTGCAACGCGTCTACTGCACGATCAACCCGCATAAGATCATCATCGACCAATAACACGCTCGGCTCTACCATTTGAGTCCCATCCACACGCTCCCTCGTATACACAGAACCAGGTGGCAGGCCAAGCGCCCGCACATTTTCCTTCTGCTTCCAGCAGCCCCATTCCCCCAGCAGGATCTCAAGCCTCGTCTTCATACATCCCCCACTTCAATCTTCAGATACCCGCGCTTTGCTGGGTCCAATCCATCATCAACAACCAGCGGCCTGAACCGCTTGTCATCCACACCCAAGGCTTTAGCGATCCCGTCGATCTGCGGCTTGATGCAGGCCAGCAGGTTGTCCAGGTCGCGCCCCCTGCGGTCTGGACACATGAAAGTCACTTTCACTGGGATGCGATCACCGCCCACAAACCGCCGCCGCCCGAGCTCAACGACTGCCACCACACGCCCATCGCGCCTTGCCTGCTCCTTGGCTGACTGGACACCGCCCCAGTGCCGACCGTTCTTGCGATTGGGCATCAGCCGCATGTCCGGCCAAGGCAGCACTAGGGCCAAACCTGTTACTTCACTCATTCCGCTTCTCCTACTGCTCGCTGAGCCATCCAAATCACAGTTGGTGATCGCCCTGCCGGGTTTGCGAGAATCTTCTTTGCCCATGCCTTGTGATCTCGCTGCGGGTCCACCACCGTCCATCCATCCAACTTTTGCATTGCCTTCTCTGCTGCTTCCCGCTTCTGCGGACTCATCCACGCCCCCGGTAGCTATCCCAGCCAAACGTCACGGCTCGGCCATCACCCTCACGCAGACGGTCGTAAACACGTTGGCCCAGGCAGTCCTTGATACCAGCCATGTCCAGATTGCTGATCACGATGGTGGGTCGCATGTTCTCGTAACGGCCATTCAGGATCTCGAACAGGTACAGACGCTCGGTATCGCTGCTGAACTGCACACCGACCTCATCCAGAATCAGCAGATCGGGCTCAACCAGTCGAGCAATGGCCTGAGATTCGGTCAACTCGCGGCGCCCGTAAGTTTCCTTGATGCTGCGTACCGCCCCCATGACCGAAGCAAACAGCGCCGAATAGCCCTGCTGCATCACCTCATGGGCAATGCCCACGGCCAGGTGCGTCTTGCCCGCCCCCACATTGCCGATGAAAATCAGGCTGCGACCAGTACGAATCGCCTGCTGGAACGTGTTCGCATACTGCTGGGCAACCTGCAAAGCCTTGGCCGCTTCCGGGCAAGTGGGCAGATAGTTGCTCAAGCGGCGGTCGGCAAACCGTGGGGGGATAGCGGCTCGGGACAGGATCGAATGCGAAATCGTCTTGGCCCGATCTGCTGCCACACCTGCCTGAATGCGTCGGATCTCGTCCTCGATCATGGCCTTTGGGTCTTTGCCTGACGCAAGCGCGTTCATCGTGGAGCTCTCCAGCGCGGACAACATTCCGCCCAAGTTAGAAACGGCCATCATCGCCAATGCCCTCCCCGTAGTTTTTCCGATCAAACCCTGTGTGCTGGGGTGAGCCGAGCTTTCCGCCCCCTTGGCCGCTGTCCACTGGCACACCATCCTCCCAACGGCGTTGGTTCAAGTACGTCAACGGCGCAGGCTCAAAGCCATCCTTCCACTGCGAGGTCTTGCACATTGCTTTGACATGGCCAACCACGGTGTCGGCATCAGCATCGAGTTTGTGGGCCTTCCACTTTTCCAAGCACTTCGATTTCGCTACTCGGCGGGCAGTGTTCGGGTAGGCATCCCAGAACTCCTGGAATCGGCAACCGGACGAAATATCTTCTGTAATCTCTGCAGTAGTCTCTGTAGTAGTCTTCTCTATTAACGAACTGCGTTTTGCGTCATCCCCCAACTGCGGAATGTGTTGTCCCCCAATTGCGTTTTCGTCGTTCGGGAAATGCGCTTTTGGTAGTTCGCCAAATTCAGAATCAGAGCCTTTAGAAATGGTCTCAATCCAGGCGTTAAAAGCCTCACGGTCCAGCTTGTAGTAGATGCGGTGCTGAAGGCGCTCCGGGGTTTCAATCAGCAACCCTAGATCCCGCAGCTTCTTGCGTGCCGTTGTCTGCTCACGGTAGGAAAGGCCTGTTTCCTCCTCCCACTGCTTTGACTCTTTGTGAACGCCACGCTCGTCCGTAGAACGCTCGTCCCAATACATCAGTTGGCCAAGAAAGATGGCCGTAGCTACACCGCCTACATGACGCGCCAGCGAAGCGTGGTAAGCGATTGGCCTACCAATAGCCCTGATAGTGTCTAGCGGCTTCATGCCGGTTGCCTCCTCAAATACGCCCCCACGAATCGCTCGATGTCGCGGTCGGCTTCCTCGGGCCATTGGCCCAGTCGTTTCAATTCATCGCGTGTGTTCTGCAGCCAGGTGATCTGCAAGCCCACAGCGGTGGCCTTGTCGTAAATCCCGCCCTGGTCGAGCTTGCTGTGGCAGCCTCGCCCCCATGCGTTATCGGTACACAGGGGGAACATCAACGCGTCAGATACCTTCAGGCCCAGCCCTTTACCAAACTCAATGCCGTTCATGTGGGCAGCCTGGGAGCGGTGCCAGCGACCGCAATTGGCACATGGCAGTGCCGCGACGTTGCGACGGTGCTGCTCAGAGCGGAAAACAGCTGGCGGTTTAGGCTGGTGCTTGAAAAGGGTGCCTACGAGCTTGGCGACGACCATGGGCATGCTGGGGCCCTTCTTTTGCTTTGGCTTTGCCTTGAATGCACTGCGCTTGAGTGCATGTCGGCGCTGCAGCTGGGTACGCTGGGGCAGATCAGTCTTTTTCATCGATCTTCCCCAAAGCAATCCACAGTGATGCGCCCATGACGATGCTTGTTGCTGTCAATGCTGCCCACAAAGGCATGGGGTAGCCGCTATACAGCGCTATCAGTGTTTCTAGTGTCTTCATCGCAATTGCTCCTTGAGGGACGTCGGCAGCGTGAAGAACAGACCCATGCCGTCTAGCGTGCGCACGAAGTGCTGTGGGTTCACCTTTGCCAGGCTGTCAGTGCCGAACTCGTCGTACAGCTTTTCTTTGATCTGGCGCTGGCGCTCATGGGGTTCTTGGTCAAAAGCGACGTTCAGGGCTTTGCATACCTGGGGGCTGTTGAACCAGCCAAGCTTGTACAGGTCGGTGTAGTAGGTCCCGTAGGGTGCTTTGGTCATACCGATGCCTCCTTGCGGTGCCAGCGGGTCACGTTGCGGATGATGCGAAAGCACAGGCGGATCAGGTCCAAGGCTTTGGCCACCACACGCTCACGTTCTTCATGGGTCACACGACCGTCTGCTGTTGTGCCGGTGATGGCGCTGCACATTTCGCCAAGCTCAGCGGCTGCTTTGAGCGCCTTGTCATTCAGAGCACCGGCCTCGTTCTCGAATCCCCCTACCGGCTCTGGTGGTAAGTCAACGACATGCAGACCACCTTGATGGGCAGCGGCAATCAACCAGTCCCTTGCGCTTTCTCGGCAGTCGGCCAGTTCCTCTAGCCACTCGGTCAGCAGAAAGGCCATATCAATGTCCAGTTGCTCACCACCGGTGAGCTTTCGGCGCAGTGACTCTGGATGAATCGACAGGCCACGCCGGTCAGAAAGAAACACGGCAGCCGCGCCAACGCCGCCTGGGGCCTGACGGACGGCACTGTAGAGCGCGTCTCGCCAGTTCAAGGAAGAAAAACGTCTTGTCATTGGGCTGAACTCCTGTGTATTTCAGCGTTTCGCCCGCCCCTCGTAATCGCTACAGTAAAAGTGTGAAAAGTACGTAGTGATTAATGCGGAGCGGGAACTACAAATGGAAAAAATAGGTGTTGGGTCGGAAAATGCGGGGATGGATAAAAAAGAACTCCCCCGCTTTGAAATCATTGATAGAGCTACTGAGCTGGCCTATCAGACCTTCAACTGCCCTACCGATGACCACATCACCGGCATATATGACCGGCTTGTCTGGAATGAACGGCATGGCCTGGGTGAACTCGGAGCCGTTACCGTTCATTGAGGTGGTCAATCCCGATCAGCTATGCTTAGCGATGCAAGTAACTAAATTTTTCTGAAAAGGATTGACCGTGACTTCTACTGATCAGCAATTAAGAATCAATAGCGACTTGGTAAATACCGCACTCTCCTTAAATTCGACGGTCGGATCGCATAGCGTGCAGATCACAGCCTTGGAGATACTTCTTTCCGCCTTGCTAGATGAGGCGGCAACTGACCCTCAACGAGCGGAACGATTGAGGACGCTCATAAACCAAAAAGTACGAAGCCATGCCCGGTTCAGAGCCGGAGTAAGTGATGCCGACGAAGTGTCTGGCGAGCTGACTCAGCAGCTAAGGCGGCTTTTGCCGAAATCTCTGCATCCCGAGCCTCTTGATCTATGAACCCTGCAGCCTGGGCGAGGCGATCCCCCTGGAGCTTGATTGCCGGCTGAATCAGCCAGAGCACCAGGCGGGCGTACAAGGTCTTAAGCATGTGCGCCCCCTTTCGTAATGCAGTCAGGGGGACCAATAGGGATACGGTCATCGGGTTTGGGGTCGGGGGTGTTGGGCATATGTGGCTCCTCAAAATTGAACGGGCCAACATCAAGCTGACTCTCCTGCAACGGCTTGCAGTTCAGGCGGTACAACGAAATGAGTCGGTTCCCGCTTTCCCATCTCATGTCGCGTTGCGCCCCCGACAACAATCCAGAAATTGTGGGCTGTGCAACACCAACCGCTTTAGCAATTTGCGTTTGAGTCCACCCATCTGACAGAAGGCTATGAATGATGTTTTTCCAGTTCATGGCCAAATATTATAGGAATTCCTATTTATCATCAATAGGCATTCCTATGGGCTTCTATATCAGAATACCTATATGAATACGTTCGGTGCACGCCTAAAATTCGCTCGAAAGAAAGCAAGACTTAGTCAGCAAGAGGTTGCTGCTAGGATCGGTACGAAGCAGCCTCTAATTTCAGAGCTGGAGAATGACGAGTACCAGACATCTGGATTTACCCCTCGCCTGGCGCACCTCTATAAGGTGAACGCACGCTGGCTTGCTGAGGGCAAAGGCCCGATGGATGTAACAGCGACCGAATTATTAGACGATGAGGAGCTTATAAGCCTGCTGCATCGCTACATCGCACAGGACGATGCCACTAAGGCTCTCGTTCAGCACTTGCTGCGTGAGGATGGGCACCCAATGCCCACTTGGATGACTACTGGCACTGCCGCGGCAATCGAGAATGCCCGTCAACTGGTTCAAGAGAGGATGAAGGCATCCTCAAAAGAACTAGACCAGCAGCAGTAACCAGGTCTTTGCTTTATTAGTAAATGTGAGGTTAGTGTGGGTTGGTTTAATGACGCTCTTGCGGGCTCTAACAGAGAGCCTAGGGATGAAGACGGCCAGCCCGTTGTTTCCCAATATCGCAATCAAGCCGTGCAAGGACGGCAAATAGACGAACTAATCGGCTTAGTAAAAGGCGTTTTAGCCGACGGCGCCATCTGCCAACAAGAGGTGGAGTTTTTGCTTCGATGGTTAGAATCCAACCGAAGCGTTATAGATGTATGGCCAGCAAACGTGTTGTACCGTCGCATTGACAGCGCATTGGCGGACGGGCATATGGACGCTGACGAAGAAGCGGAAATAATGGCCTTGCTTCTAGATGCTGTAGGTGGAAAGCAGTCAGCCTCCTCGCATAAAGAAACAGCTAACCGCAGCACATCTCTGCCTCTTTGCAAGCCCGCTCCTGCTGTTTCGCTCGTTGGCAGCACATTCTGCTTTACTGGAAAGTTTGTCAGCGGCACTAGGGCATGGTGTGAGGGCCAGATTCAAGCGCGTGGCGGACTCATCTTGCCCAATATTACTAAGAAACTGAATTTCTTAGTAATCGGCAATCTCGGCAGTAGGGACTGGCTACACAGCACACATGGCCTGAAAATCAAAAAGGCAGTGGAGTATCGCGACAGCGGTCTTCCACTGCATATTATTAGCGAACAATATTGGCATGAGAGTTTAGGACTTTAAAGTGAGAATCACGCGACCTATAAGCACAGATATTCGTCGGGGTCTCACATTTGAGCACCGTTGGGAGGGCGAGGATCTGGGCTTGATCACAAGCTGGGAGCGGGGCCGGGACATGGCCTGCGGAAACCATCAGCTCGCAGCAGCCGCCATAGCCGGAGAGCTGGTTATGCTCCCATTTAAAGGGGGAGTAGATAAAACTCTTAAAGCAGGTCGCAAATATGGATCCTTGCATTATCTGGCTATGTGGCAAGGCTTACGCGGCGAAAACCTGGATATAGACACTGCCACCGAGCCTTTTAAGGTATGCAAAAAATATGGTGTGATGGTTGTGTTTACTTTGGATGCCTCCAAAACCGAGCCCTGATGAGATAGCCAAGCATAGAACTCACTCTCGTATATTTTGATGTAGAAAACCGCCTCTCAGGCGGTTTTCTGGTTCTTGCCTCTCCCTAAGAGCGTGGCAGTCAAAGCACACACATCCCTGCTCCCTTTAAAACCGGAGCCGCAAACTCATCAATCGCCTTGACCAAAAACACTGTACAGATATACAGTACATATACCCCACTACCCCGCTATCTTGATGCGCTCCGCGAGTCTCAGCCACTCAGAGCGTAGATCCAAAAACGTTCAATCTAAAGAGAAAAGCATTGCGGTATGTCGAGTAGCCACAAGGATCATCCCCCACAAGAACATGAACTGAGCGCCCAAATCGCTGCGCTAGCCGAGGCGATCAGCCTCGCCCCGCTTGGCGTGCTTTCCAGTCACACTGTGATACAGCTCACAGTAATCCGGGACAGACTCATAGCCCTGAGCCTCACGCAATATTAAAACCAACAATTAGGCCTCCCTTTCCAACATCTTAAAAACAAATATAGGAATTCCTATTGACATTAAATATAGGAATTCCTATTATTCATCCAACGCTCTTTAACAACCCACCCGCCGATGTTGCTCCCCTGCCTATGTTTGGGGTTCGCCCGGCTCAATAGCACCCACAAGCATGGTTGTGGCTCTGCGCGGTATCCCTGCCGTCTCCAGTCCGTCAAAGCACGGTTTACGGAGAAAGAGGGTGAGGCGCAGACGGCCAAAAACGGAAACGGTCACGCTGGTTGGAATCCCAGCACCAGGCCCTACACGGGGCCATCAAGAAAGAGCGCGGCCCGTTCAAAACTGTATCAACCCCTGCTGGCGAGCATTACGAAAGGCCGGACGAGCGCCAGACGCGCAAGGGTGAGGATCGCTCTTTTTCTTGATGGTGGCACAGGCCGAATTGACGGCAAAGGAACCCGAGAACCACCCTGTGGGCGCGACGGCAAGGCGGAGGCATCGAAAGCGAGAGCACCAAATCTGGACTTGTTCGCCATGAAGCCCAGGGCAGGCTCGGCAGGTTGGGATGCCTGCCACTATCAACCTTTTCATGCTCACGGCGTAGCGTCACGCCGAAACAAAATCATTGGAGATAGCCATGGACGGCGATGCATCGTAGCGGCGTAATCCGCTGAATCCCTGAGTACACGGGCGCATAAAGCTGGGCGATACCGGCATGGGGCAAAAATGGCCTGACAGTTGGGGAGTACCCACCCCCGATAACTGGTGGACGGCAACCTAAAGCACAAGTGGCAGTACGCCAGCCTGAGAGCGCACAGGTCCATGGCCCGCATGGTGAGAGCGGGTACCCTCCAGCCGCAGCACTCCCACTCCCTTAACCAATTCTAAATCACCCCCGCCCACGCCATGGGCGGCGGGAGTGCTGCGACTAGAGGGTAATCAGTTTCATAAACCACAAAGCCCCACCTTCAAACGAAGCGTGGGGCTTTTCTTTTCTCAACAGGAGGCGCTATGACCGCGTTCGCAAATCTGTTTATGTGGGCTGGCGTGCTTTCCATCGCACTGCTGGCTGACAAGTTCTGGGTGCGCTCTGTGCGCCCTCCCCTGGCTGCTCACTTTGGGTGGGAGCCTTTGCCTGCTGAAAGCGAGACCCCGGCCAGTTGGTGTCTGGGAATGCCCACTGCGTTCTTTGTTATCGCAGTGATCCTGAAATTCATCGCCCCAGCGGCAGGCTACTAAATATGGCATCAGTCAACAAAGTAATTCTCGTAGGCAACCTCGGGCGAGATCCCGAAGTCCGCTACCAAGCCGGTGGCGCCCCCGTGTGCAATATCTCGATTGCCACTACGTCCTCCTGGAAGGATAAGCAAACCGGCGAACCCCGAGAGGAAACCGAATGGCACCGCGTAGTGTTCTACAACCGTCTGGCTGAAATCGCGGGCGAATACCTGCGTAAAGGCCGTCCCGTCTACGTAGAAGGTCGTCTGCGCACCCGTAAATGGACAGGCCAGGATGGGCAGGAGCGTTTCACCACCGAAATCATCGCCGAGCAAATGCAGATGCTGGGCGGCCGTGACGGAAGTGGCGAAGGCTACGGCAATTCGCCCCAGCCAGAGCAGCGGCAACCGCAGGGCCAGCAGCGCAACGGCTACGCCGACGCAACTGGGCGCGGCCAGCAACAGAGACAAGCCCCACCGCCGTCAGGCAATCTCGCCGATATGGACGACGACATACCTTTTAACTGAGGCGACACGGCCTTGAGCGCCGGTTTACCCGGTGCCGTGCCGCCTACCATCGCCCTTCGGGGCAAATTCCCGACAAGGAAATCCAACCAATGAACACAGTCCAATTCGATTTTGGTGGCGGAGCCGTGCTCGCGCTGCCTACCTCTACCGTTGCTGAAAAGCTGATCGGTAGCCTGAAACAAGCAACTACGCCCGTCGCAGGGCGTCACAAGATCGGTGAGTACCTTTCCGGCCAGGGCGGCATCTACGCTGGTGACATCCAAGGTGATGATGGGGTTCTGTACGGCGTGATCATCGCCGAGCCAAAGGATGTGGGTACCGCAGCCTGGGGACCGGAAGGCGACCTTGATATGAGCGCATGGGATGGCCTGAGCAACACCAACGCCCTGAGCGACAAATACCCCGCCGCCAAGCTGGCTCGTGACTACGAGGCAGACGGGCATTGCGACTTTTACTTGCCATCCCGGCGCGAAATGATGGTGGCCCTGGCCAATGTCCCGGACTTGTTTGAGAAATCGAGCTGGTACTGGACCAGCAGCCTGCGTGGCTCTTATCCCTGGGCGGTCGATTTCGAGCACGGGGACGTGAACTACGGCACCCGGGACGGCGAGTTCCGTGTCCGCCCTTTCCGCAGATTGTCCATTTAACGCTTTACCCCTTTACTTCGGCACAGGAGCCACCCAATGAGCACCACTGAAACCATTTCCCGCGCCCCAGATCTCGGACAAGTCTGGCCCGAGCAAGGCGGCGTTTACATCGGCAAGCGCCTGATTGATGGCGTTGCACATCACATCATCGTTGCTACTGGCATTGAATCCGACATTGAAAAGGTCGAGTTCAAGAACGTGGACAAGGCAGTCGCAGACGTTGGTGAGATTAACGGCCACGCTGACTGGCGAGCGCCAGAACAAGAGGATCTGATGCTGGCCTACATCAATGCGCCAGAGCAGTTTGTGCGCGAAGGATGGGACAGCATTTACTGGTCCCGCTCTGAGCATCATGACTGGCCCTGGGCGGTCGGTTTCGATTACGGACGCGTGAGCATCAGCTCCCTGATCTACGCGTTCCGTGTCCGCCCTTTCCGCAGCATTGTCGCTTCATCTATTTAACTCTTTAGCGGGCGCCAGCCCGCAGTAAAGGCATGGCACTTCACACCGACACCGCAATATATAAAGCCACTTACTCACTGTGCCAGCTCGTCACGCAGCTGGTCTCCAACATGCCCAGGAACTACAAAGCGGATTTCGGCGCGGAACTACGCCGCCGCTGCATGGATCTGGTCATGCGGGTGTATGAGGTGAACACCTCAGACGAGCGGGCCGACATTCTGCGCAGAATGCGCCAGGAGGTTGAAGCGGTGAATCTGTCATTGCGACTGTCAGTGGACCTGCGCCTTATTTCACGCGGGCAGTATGCCCAAGCCATAGCCCTCACGGATAGCGTCGGCAAGCAAGCTACCGGATGGCAGAAACACTCGGAACGTGCGCTTGACGCCGGTTTGCCACGGCAGACCGGACAACGCGCCTATCAATCTGGTCGAGCCGCTGGGCCACAAGCCCACCGCCAGGCGCAACAAGGATATCGACGGCAGCAGTCGGAATGATCCTGCGCAGTCTGCCCGATGAGCAAACGTCTCGCCGGGCTGATGTGAATAGCTCGAATGAACCTGGGCGGTCGATTTCGAGAACGGAAACGTGAACAACAACAACCGAAACAACGAGTTCCGTGTCCGCCCTTTCCGCAAACTGAACCGAGAGCTTCTATGGATACTGGCTATTCGTTCGAGTTGCTGGTGCAGGCGTATTTCTCCTGCCGACGATTAAAACGCAACACGACCAGCGCTCTGGTATTTGAGCAGGATCTGGAGCGCAACTTGCTGGACCTGCATGATGAACTGATGACCGGGGCTTACAGCCCAGGCCGGTCCATCTGCTTTGTGATTACGCGGCCCAAGCCCCGCGAGGTCTGGGCGGCTGATTTCCGTGACCGGATTGTGCACCACCTTCTCTATAACCAGATCTCGGAGCGGTTTTACCGGCGCTTTATTGCTGACTCCAGTGCCTGCATCCCTGGTCGGGGCACCCTATACGCCGCCAAGCGGCTGGAAACCAAGATCAGGAGCCAGACACAGAACTGGAGCAAGCCGGGCTTCTATCTGAAATGTGACCTGGCCAACTTCTTTGTCAGCATCGATAAGCGTGTAGTCTGGCCGATGCTTGCCAAGCACATCCCGGAACGTTGGTGGCGCATGCTGGCGAAGCTGATTTTGTTTCACGACCCACGCAACAACGTGGAGATAGGCGGGGAGAAAGCATTACTCCAGCTCGTCCCGCCGCACAAGCGTTTGATGACTGCGCCGCAGTATCACGGCCTACCCATCGGCAACTTGAGCAGCCAGTTCTTTGCGAACGTGCTACTCGATGGGCTGGATCAGCATGTCAAACACCGCATTCGGTGCAAACACTATGTGCGTTATGTCGATGACTTCGTTCTGCTGCACGACTCACCGCAGTGGCTGAATGAGGCCTTGGCCAGCATAAACGAGTATCTGCCCACCCTGGGCCTGCAGCTCAACCCTACCAAGACAATCCTTCAGCCCATCGCCCGAGGCGTGGACCTTGCTGGCCACGTAATCAAGCCCTGGAGGCGACAAGTGCGTCGTCGCTCGGTGCGTACCGCGCTAAAGCGGATAGAAACCGTGCCAGCAGATAAGTCACTGGAAACGATCAACAGCTATCTGGGGCTCATGCGCCACAGCAATGGATACCGTGACAGAGCAAAGGTAAGCGCCGCTGCTCGGAAGCGTGGCCATGCCATCGCCTGGGACGCAACCAAAGCATACCGAAAAACAGGAGCGCCTCATGGCCCTCAATGAAGATCTGCAAACTCGCCACAAAGGCAACAAACCCCTGCCCCGCTTGAAGCATATTCAGCCGGGGCAATTTTTTACCCTTCGCCACGACCCGGAAGTGCGTGTCCTGATCCACAAGACAGGCACTCACGGTCATTTCAATAACGGATATGCATCCCTGTGCCATGAGCTCGACTTGAGTTGTATGGCTTGGAGTGAGAACGGATGGGAGGCGGCTAAATCATGAGCCGAAGAATCTCTTGGTTCAGTTGCGGTGCTGCCAGCGCCGTAGCCACAAAAATCTCTAATCCTGACCTGGTCGCGTATTGCGAGACGGGGAGCGAAGACGAAGATAACGCACGATTCATGCGTGACTGTGAGCCCTGGTTTGGCAAGCCTATCACGCAATTATCTAGCCCAGAATACAAAGATACATGGGCAGTATGGGCCAAGCGCCGCTACATAGCTGGCGTAAATGGAGCGCCCTGCACCGGAGAGCTGAAAGTCAGTCCTAGACTGGCATTCCAGAAGCCTGGGGACATCCACATATTCGGCTACACAGCGGACGCTGCAGATATTCAAAGGGCCGAGGCGCTGCGTGAGAACTGGCCAGATCTGCAGATAGAGACCCCTCTTATTGATCAGGGCCTCACAAAAGCGGCATGTTTCAGCCTCATTGAATCAGCGGGAATAGCACTACCTCGTGTGTACGCAATGGGGTTCCCTAATGCCAACTGTATTCCATGCGGGAAAGCCACATCGCCCGCCTATTGGGCTCTTGTTCGATTGCACTTTCCGGCTGAATTTGCACGTATGTCAAAGATAAGCAGAGAGCTAGGGGCAAGGCTTGCTCGGATAAATGGAGTCAGGGTCTTTATCGACGAAATACCGGATGACCATCCCGTTACTGAGCCAATTGCGCCTGAATGCGATTTTCTGTGTGCTTTGGTTGAGCAAGACATAACAGATCTTAAGGGAAACCAATCATGAACACCCACCCACACAACCAGGCGCGGTCTACCCCGCAAGAAGCGTTCAACCTGCAACGAGCTGCACAGGTCTACGGCACACGCGCATTCATCCCCGTTACCTCAAAAGCCGCCGCCAACCCTAATTACCCGCAACTGAAGGAGAAACGTCGATGAGCACAAATACACAAAACAACGCACCTGTGAGCGCGGAGCCGGTGGCGTGGTTGGAGAAGCTAATCAGCTTAGTCGTAAGCTATGGCGATAGCAGGCACTTTGAGGTGGAAGCAGTCGATAAGCGAGACGCAGTATGCCGCACAACACAGGCCTTTGCTGATTTAACGGAGCATGTCCGACGCGCCCCCGTTGCCGCCCAGCCAGACGTCACACAGCAGACGCTTGACGATGTGAAAGCAGGTATCCCAGCAAGGGATGCAGAAATTGAAGCGCTACAGAAACGGAACAAGGACCTGTTAGTCCAGGCCGTTGAGGATATAGCAGTTATTCACCGACTTGGCTGCCGACTGGCTGAGATATCCGAAGTTGTAACACCAGACGTTCCGCTGGAGCAGCATGATACTGCCGACCTGCTGGACCGCGTTAAGAAGGCTATTTCCGCCCAGGCGCAGCCAGACGCCGCGAGTATTCACCTGCAAGACCTGAAAAACGAGGTAGCCCAAAACAAAGAGCTGCGCCAACAAATAAGCCTGCTGGAAGAACATGCGCGGGGCGAGTGCTGGCGCTGGCAAGGCGACGGCACAGACGACCTAAGCACAATGGGAAACCGCATGGGCGTCCTGATTTATGCCTGCGACTTACGAGCACTGCTGGCAGCGCAGCAACCTGTAAGCGGTGCTGATGGGGTGCAGTATCAAGGCGAGCCGTGGCGCGGTTGGGCCTGCCAGTATCCAGGCAAGATGCCCAGGCTTTACGGCGCAAAAGAGATTGCCGCGGCGAATCACCACCCAGAGGAAGGGGACCGCCTGATATTTCTATCCGAGCAGGCCCAGTTATCCGGTAATTCCGGAGAGTTCAATGCTTGGATCAAATACGAGTACCCGCATCTCGGACCAATTGGCGAGGGAGTAGCAATCGCAAGGGAGGCATGGAGCGCCGCACTCGCCCAGCAGGACGCCGACAGGATGGATGCGGAGCGATATCGAGCATGGCGCGACGCGGCCTGCAAGAATGACCGAACTCTGATTGATGCCATGTTCGAGTACCAGCTGAAGCACTTTAGAGAGGGCAACCCAACCCCTGAGCAATTCAATGCCGGGATGGATTACGCGCTCGCCGCCATCGACGCAGCCCGTAAGGAGAAGTCATGAAATACGCACCAAAAGAGGTTCAGCGCCATTTGCCAAAAGCAAAATTATTTACGATTCATTGGCGCTGGTGGTGGTTTAAAGGTGGGTACGGCTTTCTCAGTCAAATGAGGATTGCAAACGCACTCTGCATTTCTGTTGGCCCTATAGATATGGTAATTCGGCGACCATACTTAATTGGCCCAGCACGACAACTTCATCCAGAGGCGTTTATTCGCGCATGGAGAGAAGATTTGTTGCGCATAGACGACCCAGCCACTAAGGAGACAGGCCAGTGACCGAATCAATCACGGCCCTACTCGCCGTGACCGCTAAAGAATGGAACCTGCCCGGCTACGTGCCGGGGCTTTAATGGGAGGGCATATGGAAGCCGATGTGTTCCTCACTCAAGCCGAAGTGGCTGAATTGACAGGAATCAGCAGAGGAAAACGGATAGGTGGGCACTTACTCAATCGCGAACAGTTGCAAGTTCAGTGGCTGCGCACATCCGGAATTCCTTTTTTTGAGAATGCGAGAGGCCGGCCTATTATCGCTCGTGCAGTTATTGAGGGCAGGCCTGCCGCCCCAAAAGATGAACAAAAGCGAGGGTGGCAGCCACGCGTACTAGCTGGAGGCTGA